GTTTTTGATTCAAAAGTGCTGTTGTCTGGACTCTTGAATACTTCACCCCCGGGCCAAGGAATGGACACCCCCTTAGCCGCTATGTACAACCCCATGTAGTTGTCAGCATCTCTCAGGATAGGGGTGTCCAAGATCTCAAACAAAGACTTAGGAATTACTGTGACAGCCACAATAGGCGCATACGTGATGTCCGTCACCGCGCCGCTAGTGTATGAACTCGCACTATCTAGTTCCACATCCAATTTACGAACCCCGTCTCCATCGAGAATCTTGTTGATTCTGAATCGATAGGACGTTCCATCCTCATCAAACACCAGGATCGCGTCTGTTGGCTCCAAATGCTTCCATGCGGGGGCTATCGTAAAGCTGTTGGCCCCTATCAAGGTGTTGGAAAGATTTTGGTTGTAAATATCAGCTAGTTGTTTGGCCTCAGTGGGGGTCATGCCCACTGGAATCTCCACCATGGACGCACTATTGCTACTGCTAACCAGTCTCTCTGACCCCTCTGCCCCATCTTGGTAGTCATCTAAAACATTGGAGTACTTGATCAACGTCGAGGCCGGAGCTTCCAGGTCCGACATTCTTTGGAATTGAAGCGGATCGTCATTCGGAGTACCAGTGCTTGCTCCTAGATCTGTGAATTGCAAAGTGGCCACGGTCGAGCCACCTCGAAGTACGAACTTCAGTATTCCCTGAGATTCTAGGCAGTCAAATAGGAATACCGACTGAAGGATTTCTATGGCCGCTCTGGCACTGGTTCCCGCACTCACAGCATAGGATCGTACAAATTTTCCTACCAAAGCCGTTACATCGATATCCCCAGGCAGCAGCCCCCCACGAACAGCCAAATCTGACACCACTAGACTAAGATCTTGATCCGTTGGATCGGCCGTCAAATAAGACCGCACATACGCAGCCGCAGGGGGGGTGAACCCCGAAGTGTGCACAGGGTCTCCATAGACCACTCGTACCTCATCCAACCACATAGATCCTGTGCCACCCACCGCCGTGGTCTTTATGACCCCAAGATAGGTACCTACTAGAGCCTGAAATACTCCGGTCTGGGAAGCCTCCTGGACCCCGGCGACAAACACTTTCAGGGTCGCACCATCGTAGGTCCCCTGAACGTGGATCCAAGTGCCCAAAGTGGTGAAGGTGCTAGAAGTTTCTGCGAAAGTCGTCCCATTTATGGGATCCGTGACAGTCAATCTGATCTTGTTGTCAGCTTGGTACAAGAGCTTTATGTTCGTACCGGCCAATGTCAAACTGACCTCTGCTGTCCTATCTGCGGCAGTCGCCATCCTTATCTGCGTCTCAATGGCAAATTTACTGACAGCCACATTCAAACTTAGAGAAGCACTGAGAGATGCCAAATCCGGTAAAGTCAGGTGCGTAAAGGATCCGCTCCCAAATTTGGCCTGGGTGTTTACGGTCGTCGTCCCGGTTAAGGGCACCCACGTATGCCCAGAAACTGCATCCACGTATCCTGTGGCTGGACTCAATGCGGGAACAACTGTTTGAGTGATTGGGTCATAGGTATCCACGAATATGGGATCCATGTGCATCAACAGCAGGTCGGCATACCCAGCCACCGCAAGACCCTGGGCCACCTCAAACGTCAAATTAGGCAGTTGGCCACTGCTACCAAGTTGAAAGCTCTTGATCATGATCGTCCCACGATCACGGTAAGCTGGGGCTTGCCCAATGCCTACCACCGTCTCATACGTTGGATCAGGAACTTGAGTGGGGGAGCCAGAATAGACTATGAAGTCTTCCCACATGGTCGTACTCAGACTAGCCTCAAGAGCTTCTGGTGGGCTGTCAGTTCTGGTGCTGTATTTAAGGTCCCCGTACTTCCAGATTCTTGTGACCCCGGAGATCTGGGACTCACTCACCATGTATAGGATGTCGATTTCGTAAGTGTAGGTCGTGCTGTCCACCCCAGGACCTCCCTTACCCCCAGAACTTGTGGTGTGGGATATCTCCCGTTTGTCACTGCTCCAGATGACGGCCCCAGATACTCTAGGATGCCCGTACAAAGGTGGAATAACCATCCCATAGCTGCTCGTAGTTGCCTTCAGATCCTGAAGACGAGGACCCTGAACTTTTTGATTAGGAGCAGTGAGGGCTAGAAGTATATTACCAGCCATCCAGACGTACGCCCCTGAGCCTGGGGCATAGGCATCTGCAACCACCGCAGCAGCAGCTACTACTAACTGCGCCATTGCCCTACCACTCCAGGGATACGGTAACAGGCAATCATGTTGTCCTTGAATTTGTTTGCAAGCCTGTGCTCTATCACCGAGCCACGCACAGAACCATTACGATCAAGACTGTGAATGACCGAAAACCCACCATGGAGATAGTCGGCCAGAATTCCCAGATGCTGGGGATCGTACGCGAACCTGAATATGCCTATGTCCGAGAACATCGCGTCCTCAATAGGGATCGGGGACATCCATTGATTACAATGGTCTATCAGACTCACACCATCCGGCACCCGCGCATAGTGCGTGATGTCCATTTCCGGAGGGAACAGTTTGAGATTGCGCCCTACACAGATGGGCACACCCGCGCAATCGACCCCCACTCCCTTTAACCGAGCTTGATGGTGGTAGGGAGTACCGATCCAGGATCTAGCCTCTGCAATCAATTGCACGGCTGTGACTTCTAGCATCAGACCCCCGGACTTTGATTCTTCATCAACTTGTCCAACCCCGGAAGATCTGGCTCACCTCCAAAATTTAGGATGTTGTTGAATTTTGTGATGCAAGTAGCTCGGAGCTTGTCGCATCCAGCTATCACCGTGAACGCATTTCCTGCTATCGGCAAGAATGGCATAGGGTTCAACAGAGTGAACACACCTCCACCCGCGTGGGTTTTTATCTTGCTGCTGTACCCATTGGACGGGCCACTGGTAATTTTCAACAGCCCTTCTGTAAAGTACGCTGCGGCTTGGACCTTGGTGGTATCGGTCATCACCGAGGTACTGGTAACACTGGTGAACGTGCCGGTGAATGTGAAGCCCGTCAGGCTCAATCTGCAATGGCTTCTGGGCACCGCTATCGGTACTCCACTTATGGTGTACCGAACATCCCCCAGAGCGTACCTACAGGTCTTGCTGGTCACCGCCACAATGGTCTGCTGAAGATACTGCCCAAGACCACGAAGCTCTATCACGTACTTACCACGAAAAATCTTGACCTCACCCAATCTACCCGTGAGCAGGATGTTCTTGTCTTTTGGATTCGCTACTTCCAGCCAGTTAACTTCAAATAGCTCAAATAAAGCATTGTTCCATTTTCCGGTCTGCAAATCCAATCTGAGAATCAACCCGCCTAGATCTGGCAATAACGTGAGTTCCAGATTGTCAACGGCCAACCCCGCACTAGAACCGATGTTCGAGATCTCCATACCACTCGGCACGTAGGTCTCACCCCCAGCGGTATTCACTATTACAGGTATGTCCAGATTGGTGATCCTAATTAAACGACCATCTTCAAGCGTGATCTTCAGGCACTGGCAGACACTCGTCACCGGTTGGGCGTAGTGAGTAGCTAGTGATCCGAAGGTCTTCATTCCAGGACCTCAGTGATCTCGATGTTGTCCCAGTTCAGGATCAATCTACCGGTCGAAGGATCCCTGTACATCAGGTCCGCGCGCTTCTCATCGAAGTCGAACCGGCACAGGACATCGAACTCCAGCGCCGCTGTGAGGGGATTTGCGCCGGGAGCCGTGCCGAAGGTAACTACTCCGGTGTTGACGTTGATCGTGAACTGCCCGGCCCCGCCCCCCTCTGTAAGCTCTATCGCGCTCTGGAATATGTGGTACGTTCCGGTCACGATCCTAGATAGTTTACGCTCTTCTTGAAAAGTGGGCTCGTCCGAACCATAGACCTTGTACAGTTGAAAGGTAGTGCTCGTTATCAACGTGAGCTTACTATTTGCGATGGTTATAGCGTAGTCACCCCAGTCTTTGAACCTGAAGTTGTTGCCCCTGCCCTTGGCTTTTCTGAAAAACGTGTCATAGGTCAGAGCATCGTTTGTGCTCTCACGAACCCCCTGAGCCACGTTCCAACGATGGATTGGACGGGCTCGATTGATGTTTCTGTACTCAAAACCAGATAACAACTTCACGATAGTCGTGCTGTACATCGGCCCACCGACAGCCTGAATGGTGTCAGGGAAACGCTGGGCCAGAGTTCCTACTGCGGTAGCCATGGTTAACTGTTCCTAAATTGCCCGCGACTCAAACGTTCCTGAATACTAGCGGCGGTTTGATTGGCGGTCTCCCGGCTGGTGTTCGCCGGTACGTTGATCGTGAAGTTCTGGCTCTGGGTTACTTGTGTGCGACTTCCAGGCTGGGTTTGTTTGACCGTCCCCGATTGATCCCCCATCATCAAGAAGTCCTTGCCGTTGACGGCCAAAAGCTCTGGACGACGCTCGTTCACCGGGTAGATCTTGCCGGCCATTACCGGCCCACCATCAGCCTGCCCAGGCCCGAAGAACGAACCTATCAGGCCATACAGACCCTCACCGGTGGTACCATCACCTCCGCTGCTCTGGAAAAAAGAGGTAACAGTGTCTAGTAGACCACTAGCCCCGCCTTTTATAGTCTCGAACACCCCTGACAGGTCTCCACTCAGACCATCAAAAGTCTCAAAAATAGACTGACTGGTCTCCGCAAAAGACTCCCCAACATTTGAAAAGAAGTTGTCAAAATCATTGCCCAGACTTTCGAATCCAGTTGCAGCTTGACCTTTGATCTGTTCGAACACCGTCAACGTCTCAGCCGATGGTGGAGGCCCACCCAAGGAGCCTATGCGCCCACCGAGCGAGGCCAAGCCCGTGGGGTCTGGGAATGGGTCTGGAGCGGTTACCTTCTGGGTGCTACCAAACAAGTTCTTGACCGAGGTAACCACACCCCCGAACAACGACCCGTCCCCCCCAGGGGCTCCCTGCCCGGGCGCACCGGCCGTGGCGTTCTTCAAAAAGAACTTCTTGATCGTCACCGCCAGATCGTCCGCCAGTTGCTTGTTGAACTCCTGCCCGATGTTCTTGAACGCATTGCCGATCACGTCCTTGATCACCTGACCGAAAGACTTCGTACGGTCTGTCAGGCCGTTGAACACCTGCTCCAGACCGTCCCGCAGGCCCTGGAAGCCTTTGTCCGTACCAAGCTCCTTACGGACCTGTAGAAGCTCCTGCCGGGCCTTGGACAGCCGGTCCTGGTTCGTAGCCTCCTGCTCAGCAGTCTGGCCCTGGATCGCCGCGATAGCCTGGAGCCGGGCGTACTCGGTTTCCAAACCAGCAATACGATCTCTCTGAAGGGCATCCCGCTGAACACCAGCTTCTCTGGAGGTGATCAAGCCCTCGGTCTCTGCCAGACTGACAGTAGCCTGCGCCTCTGCCAAGTAGTTTGTTTCCCGAGTCCGATCACGGGTGATTTTCAACTGCTCGGTCTGGAGCACCACGTCCTTGATATCACGTTCCCGAGCCACATTCAGAGCATCTACACCCTCTTTTGTAAGGCCGATGGCCTTTATCTGCTCGTTGTACTTTTGATTTATCTGCTCGATCTTCGCCGCCGCATCAAGGTCATTGGCACGCACGGCGTTGTCCAACTGAATGGATCGAATGCGAAGCCTAAGATCCTCCTGGGCCTTGAGCTTGGCATTCTGTTCTTCCAACAGCTTGGTATCCTGGGTGACTACTATCTGCTCGCGCTTCTTTTTCTCAGCCTCTAAAGAAGTCTTGGCCGTAAGCCGAGCGCTAGCAGTTTCTGCTTGTCTGGCCTTTACCGCCAACTCAGCAATCTGAGCATCAACCACCCGCAGTTCGTCCACTTGATTGGACTTAACAATAGCCGTTCTGGCAGCGTAGTACTCTTCCAAACTCAGTAGACCCTGAGCATTGGCCCTCTCATTATTGACAGTCTTCTCATCATTGAGGGCCTTGTTCAAGGCCGCTTCTGACTGAACACCAGAGGAAATGGCCGCTTGTCTAGCCAGAGCAAAAGCCTTTGCTTCTTGCAACGCAGCGGCACCCCCGGCTTTGCGCTCATCTGCGGCCTTCTTGAACGTGCTCTCAGCCGTGGTCTTGGCACCGGTCAAAAGACCCCCAACCTCGACCCCAGCAGCCTTGGCCGCAGCACCTACCTCTTTAAGACGCTCAAGATAGAGTTTCAGTTCTTCTTCGGTCTTGGTCTGAGTGGCCAGCTCAATCATCTTGTCAATCAGGGCCGTAATCCCCGCAGAGGTGTTATCCGCAGCTTCTGGTACCAACTTCAATCCAGCCACGATCCCTTGAATGGCTTCATTGAACTTGAGGCTCACTCCCGTAGTGAACTGCTCATAGTCAATACCGGCCTTCTTCAGCGCATCCAAAAGCGCCTCATGCTCCTTGGCTGTGGCCTTTATAGCGGCTATGACCTTTGCTTGATCAATCAAAGACTGCTCAATTCGAGTACGATCCGCCTTGGTCAAGTCCTTGGCCGTGTCTATCAATTTCTCAAGCGCCAGCTTCTCCTTTTGCAAGCCCTCTAGCCTCTTGTCAACCGCAGTCTTTTGTTCATCAGCCAAACGTAGTTCTTCTTTGGCCTCAACAATCTTTTCTCCCGTGTCCGCTGCGGCTAGTTGATTCCTAGCAAGAAGTTGCCTAGCAATAGCGGCCCCAAGCTCTTTTCTTAAGTTAGTCTCGTCCTGAATAATCTTCAGGTACTTCTCTACATTTTGAGCAGTGGTGCTAGTAGCTACAGACAACTCCTCCTGCCCACCCTTTAACTTCTGGTAGAGCGTGTACAGTCCATACCCTACAGCCACTAGAGCGGCCACAGCGGCAATAACTACCCCTACAGGGCCAAGGAATGCCAACAGCGCCGCACCTACTCCAGCAAGCCCCCCACCCGCTGCTGTAAAGGCCGCACCAATCCCAGCGACCCCTGCACTCAAGCTAGCAAAAGCTGCTGTTACTGGGACTATGAGAAGTCTCAGAGCCTGAAACCCAGTAATGAGCAGGGACACGCCCTTAGTAACAGCAAATCCTAGGAACACCGCCTCAAGAATCAAACCCCATTCTTTGATAGCCTCTCCATTCTCTTTCACAAACTTTGTGAGATCCTTTATGGACCCACTGATGTTCCCCAGAATCCCACCGGTGCCATCCAATTGAGTACCGAACAACCCCGTAGATTGAGAAGCCCCTGAGAATGCCTTCGCCAGTTCTCCGACTAGATCCAACAAGGCAATACCGGTCTTCACCAGTTCCAAGTACGTTGGCAGCAGCAGATCGCCCAGAGTCTTTTGAAAGTTTTCTACATACCTGGGTATGGACGTAAGTTGCTTACCCACGCTGTTCAAGCTCGCCTCGTACACCCCCTGAATTTCAGCGGCCTTAGCAAGTACAGCATTAGCAAAAACCTGTTTCTCATTCGCGGACGTTACCTCTTTTCCAGTAGCTCGTTTGGCATCCGCGAAAGCTTTCTCGCGGTCAATCACGATCCCCATGAACCGCAGGCCCTGTACATCCAGTTGTTGGATGTTCGTGATCAACCTCTGGAAGGTCTCACTCGAATTAAACCCACTGATAACTGCCAGATCCTGGGCTGCACGAGCCAAAGGCTTGGCATACTCCACAGGAATATCTGCTTGAATCAGCTTGGTGATAGCTTCTCTGGCGCTACTGGCCGTGATTCCAAGCTTTTTTACCTCCTCCTCAACATCATGCAACTGAGTTTTGGTGTACCCGGCATTCGTCCCAACCACATCCAGGACCACCCCCAGGGTCTCGGTCCTGGCTGCCACATCGGCAAAGCTCTTGATTATCGAAACTGCTTCCAGAGCCAGGAAACCCCCGGCCAAGAACTTCAGCCCGGACACCAACTTGCCGAAAGCACCCCCGAGATTATTGACACCTTTCTCAGTGGCTGCTAGGTTTTGGATTACTTTCTGATTGGAACTACCTAATTGATCAAAACTTATACCAGCAGTCTTCAGGGACTGGGTAACTTGACTGGAAGTTGCCCCGAGTTGAATCATTCGCTTGATGATCGACTCGATAGCCTGATCCGTGGGTGAGATAGCCTTTTCCATCAACCGCAGTTGATCGGTCAACGAAGCTATTTGTTTTTCAGCCGCTGACCCTCCAACAACAGCCTTGGACAAGTCCAGGGGATCTTTCACGCCCACGGACGTTACGCCCAAAATACTGGCCTTCAAGTCCCCGAGAATCCTCATTACCTGGGGCACGCCCTGGATGATGTTCTCGAAATGCACAGCATCAACAACCGTGTCTCCCACGGCCTTGATGTCAGAAACCACCCCGTTGATGGTGGCCTTTACCTGCGGAACCCCGATCAAGAAATTCCGGGTGAAGTCCACGGGCTTGAGCGGGGCATCCCCGACAGCCGTTATCGTACTGGCTACAGACTGGAGTTCGTTCTTAACCTGAGGAGCCCCTTGAATGAAACTCTTACCCAAGTCCAGGGGCTTGATTCCGGTACTGCTCAAGAGATTGATGTCAGAGACCAAGCCCGTAATAGTGGCCTTTACCTGGGGCACGCCCTCCAAAAAGCCTTTACCCAGATCCAGGGGCTTGAACGACGATTCAGATATCTTCCCGATATCCGAAACCAACGTCTGTATTTGGCTTTTTACCTGCGGTATTCCCTGGATAAAGCCCTTGCTCAGGTCCACGACGAACGAAGTCTGGGAGATCTTCGACAGTTCAGCGACAACGCTCTGAACTTGGGCCTTTAGCTGAGGAATACCCTGAAGAAAGCCTTTGCTGAGATCCACACTTCCCAGTGCGGTCTTGGACAGGTTTGCAATTGATTGCGCAAGGGTCTTGATCTGCTCCAGGCCCTCTACCTGCGCGGATATCTTGATCGACAGATTGAGCTTATCGGCCACCGGATAGGTCCTCCAAGGACTTGATGAACTTCAGGCAGGCCTTCGACTCAGCGCCGAATGCCACCCGCACATCATGTATCAACCTAGCCCGAATACCAAGCTCTCGACGCCTGCTAGCTTCAAGAAAAATCTCCATCTGGGCGATGGTCATATCTTGAACCTCAGTCCAAGAATATCCGGAAGCTACTAGGTCATCTACCTTGGAGTACCAGTCGTTGCCAACTTTTGAGGCAAGAACTTTTCCCTCAGGCCCCGGAGCTTCTCCCCGAGGCGCTGGTCGAAAAAATCCTTGTTCACCTCCAACACCGCACCAAGGACATCCACCCCCTGGTCTGACTCAAGGGCTTCAAACCATGGTCTAGGTTTTCCGGTACAGAGGATTGCCACCTCGACCAACGCCTCAGGCGCCTCAGCCAGGATCCTCTCCAGGCCCATCTCCTGGTCCACACCCTCGGCCAAGCGGATGATCGGGGCCATGATCTTTATGGCCTTGATCAACTGCCCGAACTTCAGGGGTCGAATTGCAATGGTCTCCTGGCCAATGAGAAGATCTCGCCCAATGGACGAAAGCTTCTCAAGTTGGGAGACCGGGTTTTCAACAAAACCGGTCATCGTCACTCCTTGACGTTTAACTACCAGCCTAACCCCCACTCATCACACGTGGGTAATTCGGCCAAACTGTCCAAATGGATCCGTGGACACGCGATCTCCGTCCAACAACACCGCCCCGGACATCTCGAACGTTCCGAGTTCGGAGTTGATCAGCGGAATGCCAGCCGCTGGGTCGATCTGCACCTTGTAGAACTCGGCAATCACCGCCGCGTTGTTGTCGGCCGTATTCAGGCCATCGAACAGCATGTAGTAACTGGTCACGGCCTGTGTGAACAGCGCCACGTTCTTGCTCGCGCCCGGCGTGTAGCTGAGCTTCAACGGCTCAAGCAAGCTGCCGGTAATGCCGGTCGTAATGTCATAGATCTCCAGAATACCGGCTGCGGCACTGATGATCCGGTAGTTGACGTTCACCACCAAGACCTTGGGCGTGCCCGTACTGTCCACGAATGTGATCGTGCCGATATTCTTGCCCTTGGCCACCACTCGCACAGGCACAGCCGCCGCGTTCGTAAGCAACGCGCCCAAGGTCGGCACCAGTTCAGCCACAACCGGCGTGACCGACCCGGTATTTACCGTACCTCTCAAAACCCGTGCAAGGTTCTCCGCAGACCAATCTTCGAACGTCGCGGTCATGCTGGATTTCTTGGACGTTTCCAACAGCAAGTCCGTCAACCGTGAACCAGAATACGATTCCTGGTGCTCGATCTTCGTGGTTTCAAGTGCGATGGTCAACGCACTTACGTTTCCCACCCACACCAGACTCTGCGGAAGACCACCGGTAACCCGGGCTCCGAAATACAAATGCCCTTGGCCAGAAAAATACATAAGGTGCTCCTGAAGTTGAATGCGGTGGGGGGTTTACTTCTTGTTGAACCAAGCGACGATCACCTGATTTCCCGTGGTGTCGTCGGCGATCTTGATTCCTCCCGTTGCAGAGCCGCCCGCCAACGTGGCCCCACTTACAGCCAATCGCGTGCCATTGGAACTTACCAACGTGTAGGCATTACCGGCCGTGCCCTCCACAAAGGCCTTGATCGTAACCACACCGGCGATGTTTGTACAGACCACTGCCGGGTCAACTTGATTCACCAACGCACAGAACGCCACGGCGTCTGCCGTATCGGTTCCAGCGATACTGAAGAACCGATTCAGGATATCGTTCGCCGCCGCTGCGGCTGTGGCCGTGTACACAATGCCCCGAACAGTGATGGTGTCCAACGCCGCAGCCGCTGCGAAAGTGACCGTGCCACTGGCCTTCAGATCCTCGATGGTCAGCACACCCGCACGATCAACAGGATTGGCGCCAGCCGCGTACTCCCAGGCCGCAAGCACAGTGTCTTCCGGACGAATGGCGTTCAGGTTGATCTTCGTTCCGGAAGCCGCCCCGGTCAACGTCGAAAACGTCAGACCCTGAAGCTCTTTGATAGCCTTGGGGATCGAAGTCGGGATGCCCGTGCCCCCACTACCTACTTGGTTCAGTGATTCGAGAGACATGCAGTGCTCCTTGTGGTTGATGAAAGCTCAGACACTACATTCTAAGTCCTGGGACCCCACCTAACAACTTTACTGCCCTACGCCCAAGATAACCGGTGTGTCCCATCTCTGAACCCAAATAGCCTTCCCTTTGCTTGAATCTGCCAGGGATTCACTCACGAACCTCCACCGGTGTCCAGCCGGTGCCGTGGACTCAATTATCTGCTGACGCATCAGATCCAAGAACTCCATTGCCGGAGGTGGAGCGGAAAGCCCTGGAACAGGCGTCCCGATAAACAAATACAGACCAAAACTTGCTATCCCGGCTTTTCCTTGACGTGCTTGCCCAGGTTCTCCAGCCGCCTGGGTTCCCAGATAGGCAACTCCCACAGCCGGTGGGGGAACGGCCTTCAGACTATCCACCAGATCATCCGGGTTGTAGCAGATCAAAGTCTTTTGTTCCAGACCGACCACCAACTGAACACGGGCCTGCAAATCACTCAAGCAATCCACGACCTTAGTCATACAGGGCCTCGCTCAACCGAAAGGTGTAGATAGCCAGCGAAAGCTGAACATGCTCTTCAGTGACTGCTAAAAAGGGCCTAGCAACCATCTTCGAAGTACCGAAATTCAACCACCCTGCGTACGGCACATCCGTACCTATCAGACGCTCCCCTGGAGCCGTTCTGTACAGTTGAATACTATGGAACAGCCTCCCGGTGTCAAACAAGGTGAAGCCCCGTCCCCGGGCTCGACGTTTGGCACCAGCAAGACTAGGTATCCACGGCTTCCCAAATGGATCCGTCTCTTGCAAATAACCCGTCCGCAGTCGATTCAGAATTGCCGCAGCAGACTCATCCAGGGCTCTCTCAGACGCCTTTTCTATTTCCGCTGGTAGATTCTGAATCTTTACCAGATTTTTCAGGGTCTCAGGGCTTACGCTGATCATCAGACGACCGTCGCCACATGGGAAATGGGTCTGTAGCAAAAACCAAGAGTGCGGTTCAGGCGCTGAACAATTCCCTGAGCCAGATCCCCGGAAACCTTGCCCTTGGCTTTGGGCTCTTCGTCCGTACCCTGGGTTTGGGTCAAGAACATCGGCACGTAGGACAAAATAGCCTGTTTCAGTATGTCCGGACAATCAGTTTTGTTTTGGAAACCGCTGGCGTACGTCACCTGAACATACGCCTCAGCGTACAGGGAATCAAGATTGATGATCCCACTGTCGGCCTGGATCTCATAATCCGTGGTTGGAATGACTTCGAACGTACCATTCCACTTTTCCTCACAAAAGGACAGAGTGGGAGTGCCTGTAACATAGGCGTTTCTGAGGCGAATTCTCAGTCTACCACCCAGGACCACCCCGTTGAAATGGTCACTGTCCAAATGAAAGGTCTCGACGTTCGTGTACTTGAACAGCAAGGTATCCAGTTCGGTCTGCAACCGAGTAGTGGCCTTCGCGATGGCACTGGTAATGGCTGGCGTCAACGGACCCTCCAGATCAGTCTGGAGTGCCATAGACACTATTACGTCATTGACAGTAACCAACATCCCACTCTCCTATTATCCGACAGTAACTGCTGCCCCGGTGTCGATCTCGTCCGTTGCGGTCTCGCCATTGTCTGCCAGAGTCGCATCAGCCGCCGCAACGCGCGCTTGAAGATCCGCCTCAGACTCAGCGTCACCAAGTTCCAACGTCCCCACCGGTCCAGGCTTTGACTGGGCATTCAGGAAATCAACGAGGTCCGCAGTGGTTCGACCGTGATCGATAGGCCGCAAGGTCTCTTCGTTCATGTCCACCGGCACCTGGACCATCCGCACTCGCGGCTGGGCAATTTTCCAAACCGGCAAACCCTGTGGGTCTCTCAGGGCCATCATGTGCTTGGCTCCGTCTTCATTGAACACGTAGATGGTGTTCCTCAAATAGAGGGTGTTTGCATAGTGATATCGATGGATACGCACCAGTTCCAGATTGTGCTTCTGGGGATCCTGTGGAGGCGTGGGATCGGATGCAGCCGCAGCAGCAGCCACAATTTTCTTGTTCACAGACACTACCATGGACATCTCCTGTTGATTGGACGCCGAATTCTAAGTCCGTGCGCAATCAATTGCAAGAAACAAAAAGGGCGACCGAAGCCGCCCTCTTCTTATGCCCCGGGCAAAAATCAGCCGATGTTGTTGTACCTGACGACAGCATCGATTTCCTCGATCTGGAAGCCCACCCGGGCCGTCAGAACGATAATGAACGTCCGGGTGCGGATGTCCTTGTCGTACTCGATCTGGATGTTCCGCCAGATGCCGAAGATCAGGTTCAGAGGGTTGGTGTACAGGGCATCCGCCGCAGGCATGGCCGCACCGCCCATGACCCTCGAACCGTGCATGTACATCGGGGTCGTGCCCTGAAGCATCGCGTCACCCAGGCTGGTCTGCCTGTTGGCGTACGTGTCACGCAGTTCGGTCTCGTTGTCCACGGACACGATCTGGAGCATGTTTGCACGGTCACGCAGGTACTTGTCGGGCATGGCCTTGACCCCGGACTTCAGCACGTCCTTGCTCATGGTCGCGCCACCGGCGTTCACGACATTCGTCGTCGCACGCTTCAGCCAGCCGTTCATCAGCGCCAGATAAGCGTCGCCGCTGCCGGTATCGCCCTTCAGGCCCAGTTCTTCCAGGTCCACCGCCGCACGCTCGGCCATCATGTCCACGATGGTCTGGTGCATGCCCCCAGGACCTGCTTGCAGGGCGCCGCCCGTTGCCGCGCTCTCAACGTTGTCCTCGATCACATCGTACGGCAGGTTGATTTCAGCGATCACCTCGGTCGTGCTGACCACCACCTGTTCAAGCGTCGGCTTGTACCGATCTGCCTGAATCAGAGCCGTGCTGGCCACACCCGGACGCAACATGCGCGTGCCGAAGCCGATCTTGTTGATCTTGCGTTGCGGGGCGTTCATGGTCACCGTTCGAACCGCATTCAGGATCGTCGGGGTGTCCATGAGCTTGCGCACGAACCGATTGGTCTGTTCGTCGTTCAGACGACCAGCCGTTGCCAGATCAGCCAATGCAAGGTCTGCTTTCCTGATGATTTCTTCGTTGGTCACGGTCAAAACTCCTTGAAGGTTGATAGGGTGGTCTGTCGGTTAACGGCTGACAGCGCGTTTGGCGATATACGCGGTGTCGAAGATCCCAGAGCGCGGATCATCATCTTTCTTCACCACCCTTGGCAAAGGCACTGGGTCGCCACTGGTGGTACTGGAAATCACGGTGCTGTTCACGGCCTTTGCCGCATCTTCAGCCTTCCGAGTAACTTCCACAAGTTTTTCCTCGGTGGACTTTTTCAGGTCCGCCAGGGCCGTCCCCTGCTCCGTCATGGACTTCTTGATCTCAGTGATCGAACTGGTCAAGGCCGTAACCGCCGTCATCAACTGCTCGAACTGAGGGTTTTTGTCCTCAACTTTTTCGGTGACCGGTGCGACCACCACTTCGGGGGCAATCACCACCGGGTCGGCTTTCTTGAAGTACGCCGCCTTCTCTTCGACGCTCAGACCCATGTACTTCTTGCGGTCTTCTTTGCTCATGGCCTTCCACTTGCCAGCGTCCGCGCCGTCAGGAGCCGCATCGTCCTCGTCAGGTTCCTTGGCCTTGTCCGCTTTGGCGATGAAGTCCAGTACCAGGGTCTCCACCGGCTCTTCGATCTTGAACACCGCCGCAGGCAGGGCCTTGGTCAAGGTCACCATGTACTTCTTCAGGTCGTCCATGGCGCTCTGAACTTCAGTGGCCGCTGCATCCGGGCTGTCGGCCTTGTACATACGAGCCATCACCATGTCGTTGAACGTGCTCAGAGCACCACGCACGCCGTCATAGAAACCCCTGGCCGTTGCAGCTTCTCCGAAGCTCAGTTCGTCCAGGGAGCTTCCGTACGGATTGAATCCCTTCACGACCATCGCCAGATTCTCACTCAGGCGGATGATGGTGGACCCCTCAGAAAAGTCCTCCTCCACGCTCAGGGACATGGTTCCGTCATCAAAAGTCTGCACTTTCGGCAACTCCACCCCCTGGGCAGACATCGCCTTTTGAACAGCCTCTGCCAGGACAGGATCAGACTTGGAAAGGATCACCGCTGCCAGAACGGCCTGCTCGGGCGCGGCATCACCCTTGAGAATTTTCGCCAAGCCGATACGTGCAAGATCAAGCATTGCTGACTCCTGTTGTGGATTGCGTTTGATGATTCGGAAAGGTATACGGGTTGCCGCTCGATCAACAAGCGACACGTACTTGACATCAAGCTCCGTGAGTTTCCTCTGGGTGACTTTGAGCTTTGGCATAGTCAGACTGTACGCCAGGAAATCCCACCGATCAAACTTGCTCGACGATCAGAAGATCATCAACGGAGGAGAACCTGTGAGTGTGGTCCTTGGACTCCTCGGTAACTGTTCCGGCCTTTATCACATGAAAATGGCCTACCTGAACATCAGTTTTCCCGCCCAGAAACTCGCCCTTGTCCCCGAACGTGACGTAAAACTTGTGGACGTGATCATTATCTTTTGAGGTCTGCCCAGAAACCACCGGTGGTATATCCAGTTCGACCTCGACCTTTTTGGTCATCGCCAGGGCCTCAAGGCTGAATCCATTCAATTCACCGCTCTTGATTCTGCCCCAAATACCATCATCAGGAACATGCACACCGACCACCCAGGACCCAGGAATAAAGGTCTGGTCATCCTCCCGAGCAATGAAGGACTCCACGATCTCCACACCCTTGGTGGTGTCGTTCTTGTGCATAACGTCCACTTGATCGGTACGCCCGCTCTTCATGAACTTGTAAGACATTTCACGGATGGTCTTGGCATCCATGAAATCCCCCCCGGCATCTGGTCTTGAAGGGGCATATACCTCTGCCCAGACCATTCGAAGCTCTTCTTCAGGATCAGTTTTCTTAATCAGCGCTGACTGCTGTTGCTTCATCTGACCTCCACGCAATTGATTGCAGTCTAGGACCTCTGAGTTCCGGGCACAACTTTCTTAGCATCCTCGTGAGCCAGGGACAGAGCATGAACCAACCACGTGATAGTCTGCAAACGAGTACTCAAGTTGGATTTTGGGGCCAACTTCTTGGGCTCTGGCAGCTTCATAGGTGACTTCCATGCCTGGAGACCATCTGGGAGTTGGTCAGATCCAGGAACCCTGTGAAAGTAACATCAGCCAACAGCGACACCACCAACCCCGTGGGCAGTCCCAGATCCATCAGCGCCGCTGCGGCGTACGGATCAGCAGAGTCCAGTATCTGATTCAATAACTGTCGCATCTCCTGGGTGAGCCCCGATAGCTCTTCCTGAAAGTCCGTCCCTAGTTTAATCCGCAGGTTCTTACTTATGGTCTTCCAGGCCCCGGCTGATGGCAGGTATCCCAGGGCCAAGTAGGTACTGGCGCTCCCGGGCTCTACCAGTACCTGTACGGTCGTGGCTCCCACGGACAAGCCGTAGGCCACTACCTGTGTCTCGTACATACTAAAGTACTGGCTGACCTTCTTGTAGTCAGTGATGTCCTTGAAACCTGGACTGAGTTGTTTCAGAACTCCGGTGAAATGAGAGTACACCAGCGACCCCTCGAATGAAAAAGCCAGGGGACTCGCTGTCTCCCAATTAAGCTTCACATCCTCGCCAGCAGTGATCTTTATGTCCCAACTATTCACTGCCAGGGCGTCGGCCAACAACGTGTTGGACAACGTGCTCATCAACACTGCTGGGTTCAAACCAACTTGAGTATTCCATACCTCTACCTGGGCAAGACTTAGCTTGATTCCCAGATCTTTGAAGGTCTGGATGGTGCTTAGAAACTCTTGCAGGTCGGGCAAGACCTTGGGCTTAGTTCCAGTCAAAGCCGTCACCGGGACCATGATCGTCCTGCAACTGGGGTGAAACGGGGGTACGTGCATGATCCCCGCCACAAGCTCAGCGTCCGACATTTTCCCGTAGGCCTCGATATCCGCTTTGTTCTGGCGAGGCCAGGGCTGGATCACCCGCAGATCGTTCGGATCCTCTGCATGAATGCCGTTCTCGATAATCGGACGAGCGTCCTCGATCAAGAACGTTCGGCCGTTGATCAACTTGCAGAATTCACTGGTGCGGTTGTCCAGCACGGCACTCAATCGGTAGCCTTTGAGGCCGCGCATGTCCGACTCGGCAATGAATCCCCAACTTGCGAGTCGATTTATGTGCAGGCCGCTGATCATCTGCAACAGCGCGTCCCCATCCTCTTTGAAACTCGTAAGGGCTCTGATGGGGTCGGCCTTGTACGTGTGGTGCCTACGCCATTGTTTACCCAGGGCCATGAACAACCCCGGATCCTCGGTCAACAATTGATCTAGGGTCTCCTTACCATGTAACTTGGCCTGTTCCTGGATCCACTGCATTTGACGGTGCAGATCAGTTTCCAGGGTGTCTACGGTCTTTGCGTGTTCTTTGGACGTGTACCGGCCTTCGGCATCACGGTAGGGGTTTGCTTTTTGAACGGGCTCCAAAAAAGGCGTGGAAACATCCCTCGCGGGCAGGTCCTCCAACCCGGGTACGAACTTAGCCAGCAGCTCAAGCGAACAGTCCAAACCCACCCACTCACTATCTTCCAATTCAAAAACATGGGTATCTTGTATGGCGAAAGTACGGTCGCCGTCAGTGCAAAAGGTCGTCATTGAGGGTACCTCTCCAACAGGGACGAGTTGAACACGTCCTCAGTAAACCCATCTCTTACAGAGGCTTTTCTGTGCAAATTTTTCGGCAGAGTTCCGGCTGAACCTTTGCGGCCCTCATCGATGTACTCGATCATGAGTTCACGCTTCAAACTGGGGGGCACATCTTTCGCAGAGGGGTACTTTGTCATCGCAGCTTTGATCTTCGGCAAATTTAACTTTGAAAGACTGCTTCTCCACCCAGACGCCCAGACATTAGCCCCCGTAAGCTCGAAACCTTTGGCAATGTAGTCATCTCCCAGGTTAGCCACATCCTTGGAAGAAACCTTTTGCCAATCACCTATGTACGATTCTGACAGCCGTTTCAATACCGTGTGGGTATTTGTGGGCTTGATGGGGATGTTCAACCCGTTTTTTCTCATTGAAGCCTGCAAGGCCAAGGCGTCTTTTTTGGATTCAACATGAATGGCCGCAATACTGTCAGTATCCAACCGTCCGTAAACTTGAGCTTCAATGTACGGGGAGGTTATGGCCAGATCACGAACGTTTCGGTTCTGTTTGTTTTCCTTGAACTTGCTGATGCCTCTCGTAGCCACGGCGAACAGATTGGTGGAATCGTCTCCATGAAATTGAGCGCCCCCTACGGCATCAATAGGAGCTGGCACCCTGTACTGACCCGAAGAATTGCTGTCAAAACTATCACCGATGGTCACCGTGGTCCTCTTCCGAACTGTGTCAGAGAACTCCAGGTACAACCCCCCGTACCCGAAGCCCACGATGTTCTGATCTACCATGGCCCCTTTCTTGCCCACAAATCCATACTTTGGAAATGAGGCAGGATCTGAAACCTCGGCTCGCACGCCCAGAAACTTTTTTTCCTTTTTCGCACGCTCTTCCCCGATGACCTTGAATGTGCCTCTTCCAGTTTCCAGGCTATTCTTTATGGTGTCCCCACCCAAGATCTTCAAGGTAGTGGACCGGGACATCGCCATGTACACAGAAGAGTGCTCAGCGGAAAACGCCTCACGAATCTCGTCTTCGCTAACGCCCCCAAAGCCTTCACCTTCTACTGGGAGGGCTCTCAATTGAGGCAGATCCCAGCCGTAACCATACTTTGCTTGTTCCTCCCCTATTTCTTTGATCCTGGCATTCAATTCATGGATGCGGGCTATGGGTGCGTCGAAATCCACGTACTTCTCTAGATGCTTCCTGGCTTCGAGCCTGATAGCAGCGGCCCTCTGCTTTGAAGACTCGGCGGCTTTCGCACGTTGTTTGTCGAATACACCCCCAATGGAGTGGAAGTTAGCAGCATCTTTGGTTGAAAATCTGCCCTGTTCGTCGTGGTAGGGGTTGAACTTCTGCACCGATTTTGGAGTCCTGTTGATCACGACCAACCCGGTCTCTCCATCGTCGTACATCAACCTGATCAGCCAAGCGTCGTCTTTCTCGCAGGGCTTGCCCATGGCCGTCAGCCATTGAACGCTCACCGGGCGACCATCTACTACACGGTGCTCGATCATGGACGGCCCTGCTGGTCGTACAGGTTGTTCATCAACTTGAACAGGTCTTGCCAGGCCGGGGCCACGGTCTTGGACCGTACCGAGGGACTCAGGGTGGCTATCTCTGCCAAGGTCTCGTTCACGGCCTTGTGATGCACTTCAGTTGATCTGCCAGCAGAGGCCCACCAGTCCTTGGAATAGTCCGTCACCCCATCAGACGATGCTAGATCAGCTTTGGCCGGGTGGTAGAACGTCTTCGGGTCTCGGGCCTCTGGCCTAACGTCCATCCAGGCCTCTTCAAACTCTCGGCCTTTGGAACTCTGAGAAACTGAAGTCCACTTATGGTGGTGCACTTCGTGGGCCAGGATGCCCAACAGCGCGGTCTCGTTCTTGACGTGGGCACTGTACAAGTCAATTCTGCCAGTCTCGGGGGTGTACGACCCAGCGTACTCACCGCGCATGTCTCCGATTACAAAGTCCCGACGCTCGGTGACGATTCTCAGGCTGACCTGATTATCTCGAACCGCAGAGGCCCCGGCCATCATCTCCAGAGCGGCTCTCGCATACTTTCTCTGGCCTGCAACTGTATCGAGCTTGAATTCAGTAGCGTGGTACAGGTACTCACCGGTCTCTGGGTGCCGGTCATCTCTGATCTTGAATCCAAGTACCTCTTCTACACGGTTTTGAAACACGTCCATAGCATAAGCACGGTCACCGCGAAGGTAGGCAGCGTCACTCTCACTGTAGCCATACTCTGGGTTGGCCAACTGATCTTCGACGACAGTCTGTAATGCTCCGATGATCTCCAGGTGCTTGTCCTGGGCATCAGGCCCAAACTTATTGGTCTGAATCCGCATTCTGGCTTTGTAGGTGTCCACGTTCTGCCTACCAGCGAACATGCCGGTTATCGACACATGGGTTGCATACTCTTTGTAGGTGAACTGCCCTAGTTCGTCATGGTACGGGTTGAACTTCTGTACCAGCGTCTGCTGAGCCTGTGCAATTGATTGCAGGGCCGACTCCTGAGCCTGGGCAGTAGCTTGCCACTCAAGGTACTTCAACAACTGGTTTACAGAGGCTCGTAGCGATTGATCGAACCCCAGGCTCGTGACTAGCGCCGGTCCCCCAGCAGCCACCTGAGCACCGAAATCAATTGCCCCCTTAAATACCGCGTACGCAAAATCCTTGGAGCGCTCACCCACCGCACTAAGGTCGATCTCTTCTGCGGCGGCCGTCGCTGCCGCCCAATCTTCAACCGCGATAGCGTCTTCAACTTGTTTTTGAAAGGTACGTGCTTCATCCGCCCATTCACTTTGCAACCTGCCTACTAGGAGGTCCTCCAGATCCAAGTACGCCCGTAGATCAGTGGTCATGTCCGCGCGCTGGAGCAGGCCGAGCATACTCTCTCACTAATTCTGTGAGCAGCACTCGGTCCTCAGTACCCAGGTCTTCTACTGATTTCCGAACCACTTCGACCTCGCCCTCGTTCAGGTGCAGCATCGGATCCAGCAGGCCCTCGACCTCGGCCCAGGCCCTAGCGAGTTTTATCAACTGCAAGCGCTCGGTCTTCGCCGCTTTCACTGGGGGTTTGATCGGCACCACCACCACCTGGGGTTTAGGTTTGGGTGGCACCACAGTGCCTCCTGGACCAGCAGGGGGCACCTGTGGGGCTACTGGTTCGGTGTACGGTAGATTGGTATGGGGATCGATCAAAGGCTCCGCAGCAGGCGGTGGCTCTGGGGGCTCCTTGTACTCCAGATCCGAACCAATGGTCTTGTTCACCTCCATAACAAATTCTTCTGGATCCACTTTTCCATCCAGCAAGGCCAAGCCCTTGAAAGTCTCTTCCACGGACTTGATGGTGATCGGCAGGCTCTTGAATTTCAAGGTCTTCCAACCCAGGGCCTTAATCAAGGACTTGTTGATTCGCTCATCGAATTCCACACGCTCAGGCTGAAACACCTGGGCCTCTGCCACTTGATAGGCGGTCACAGCCGTGGCGTAGTTATAGTCCTGAGACAATCCCAAGAACAACGGAGGCAATCTAAAACCAACCCGTACGTGCTCCTCCGCAGCCTTATCGTAGTTGGCGTACATGCTGTCGTTCGCCCGCTCTGCCCCAAAGCGCTCCACCTTGGCAGATACCGTGCCCGAGCTTTCCAGCGACCCGCTGTTACTAGCAAGCTCCACGACAACCGCCCGACCCTTTTTCTTGTTCGCATTGCTCAGGTACGTTCGTAGCTGTGCAGCGCTTTCCCCAGCCAGAGCCCCACCCTGAATGAAGATGATGGCCGGTGGCATACCCCCACTATCAAAAAATTCCAAGTTCTGTTCCTCGGCTTTGCGGCTTCCAACCACAGCCGGTAATTGATTGATACACCTGGGTACGAAATACGGCCCACTGGCGTCCTTGTCCACGCCAAAAAACATGAGTTCAGTGGCTTCTTCGTCCACGGGAAAAGACTTGCCATCCTCGGCCCACTCCCCAGTAGTTCGACTCAAACTAAGAGGGACGCCAAATTCTTTGAAATACTGCCGGTGCTGGGCATTGAATATCTGCATGAACCGGCGAGGACGTTCGTTGATTGTGATCTCCACGTCCTTGCCCCCACGCTTTACCATGCGTTTCATGGGTACCTGCTTACCCAGTCTCACCAGCCTGATAGTCTGGGCATCCATGGGCCTGAGGGCCGCTACTTCCTTACCCATGGTGCGAAGTACTTCCAAGAACCCGTACCCGATGGACTCCAGGTCTCTGCGCAAGTCCCTACGCAGACTTATGAATGATCGGCCTGGGTAGGGCTCATTAAAAAAGTCAGCAGCCGCACTTTTTTCCTTCTCATCAACAGTTCCACCCTCCTCTGCCGAAACAAACTCATGACCAGTGCCATCGATGTTCACTTCCATAGCCTGCACACACTGGTTCAGCACATTGTTATGTGTGACCAGGGAAAGGAGACTCCTGGGGGGATATGGGGGGAGTATGGCTAGAGTACTTCCCTCCCCGGTGTACAGCCCATTATTGGCAAACTCGTCTTCCAGTTCTTTAGCGGCATCCGCCATGACCATGTACGTATCGCCCTTGATTACCTTGGCGATTACAGTCAATACTGGGGAGTCGGGAGCAGCAGAGGTTGCCGGTTTGGTCTTTATCGATACAGCCATTGCACACTCCAGGGGATAGAGCAGGCATTCTATGGCCTTCCACCCCAGCGTGCAATCTATACCGGGCACTGCCCAAAAGAAAAGGGGCCGGAAGGCCCCTATTACCTGTACACAGGCTTTGTCCAGACTTTAGCGCGCTGGGGGCGGTACCTTTAAGGTAATGGTCCGGTTTTTTGGCGCGAGTTCGGACAACGCCCAGGGCACTTACCTCGGTCCACCGGCGCGGCCTCGACCGAGGCTAGTTTTCTCTGGTTCCTCTTGGGTTCTGGTTCATAACTCCAGATAAGCTCCCAAAAGGGTGCCCGGATCAACCCCAGGGGTCGAAACATCTGGGCGAGAGACTGATGCAGCAAATAGTAGAGCATGGCTGAACTATGAATCCTAAGCATCCTAGGCTTGAACGTCAAGCAGTTGTTCATCCTGCAATTTCTGCAACATCTCCAGCATCGTGGTCATGCCCCCGGTGACTCGAATAATGCGCTTGTGCATGGACTTTACCACGTCAACGGCATTGTGACTACTGGCCTCCATCGTGAACAGCACCACATCCGAAGACTCGGCCTTGTGTTTCAGCACAGTGAGATTTTCGTTCGAACTCTCTGCATACCAAAAGCGGATATGCAGTCGCCCTAACTGAGCCGTGCGAGTGTTGATTTCAGACTGTTGATGGCCCTTGAACCCACAGACCAAACACTCCAATTTCTTTTCCCGTGGAGCGGACATGCCCATGGGATTGTGTCGTGGGGCACTGTCCACCGCCATCTGAGGCAGAACCCCATTCTGCAAACTGCGCAACATCCGTGCGATGTCTCCGTTGGTAAGCAACTTCTTGACCGACTCCACCAGAACATCTGCGAGGAAAGTACTGAGCACGTCAGTAACGGTACGCTCGGGGGACAAAGAAAAACTTGGCCCGGCCCTGGGAAGCATGTCACGTACAGGGATCGACTCCGGGGGCAGTGCAGGGGACGGTGCCGGGGGCAACACGGGCGGTGCGGGAGCATGCAAAACAGGCCCTCTTGCCCTCAACTGTGAAAGCAGCGCGGCCAATGGCTTTATGTTGTCAGCCCCTTTCATGTTCGACCTCTGCCTGTCTTTCGGCAAGATGGTCTGAACCGCACGAATTGCGGCGACAGGGGACACTCTCCAGGCCCCATAGCCATTGCGTTTCAGGCATTCTTCCGCCAGTTGCAACCACTCAGCCTTGGTCCATCTGATTTTTTCTTCGGGTCTCATTCCGATTTCTCCTTCTTCTCATTGAGTTCTGCTTCACGCCGATCCTCTTCACGGATATTGGTCAGCACCTGGGAAAACTTGTTTTGCAGCAGTAGTGCTTTGAAGAGTGGAGTTTGCCCACTACGAATCTGTTCCAGAGTGAGAGTGATCATGTTCTTCATTTGATACTCCAGATTTTCGGCCCGATGGATGGCATTGAGCAACGGCTGATCCGGTATCGAACTTACTTGAAGACGCCCTTGTTCGGCCCTGGCCGCGCTCAAGTTTTCGAGCAGAACCCAGAAAGAGCTTCTGAGGTCATCCCACTCTTGGTCTACCTGTTTCCAGTCCATCATGCACTCCTTTACGTAGTGGTAATCTTATGGCCTTAGTATGCCACAGAAAAAATAGATTGTCAAGCGGTTTGTGCAATCAATTGCGCAGGACCCTTATAGGGCTCGCTGATATTGAACTTCAACTTCTTCAAGTCCGCCATGTTCGGCCCGATCTTCGCGTCCGCCGTGAACTGCAACTGGGGCTTCCAACCTACCAGATCGAACGGCAGATTGGACATCGTTTCCACTATGATCTTGGCCAGTTGCTCTGCCTGATCCTCTGGCAGGTAGTAGTACCCGGCATCGTGAACTGCCCCAAAGCACGGGGCCTGGATGTGCCTGAGAGCCCGCTTGTGTTCGGCAATAGACCAGATGGTCATGTCCGATAGCGCGCCCTGCACGGGGCTGTTGATGGCCTGTCGCTCGGCCTTGGACCGTACTTCATTGTGGGGGCTGTTGATCAACGGCAGATGCCGAACCCGACCTAGAGGACTTCGAACAAATCCATGCTTCTTGGCATACGCCTTGTACGTCTGATGGTAGGTAACGAGGCCTGAGTAAGTATTGAAGAACCCGGTTCTAAAATCAGCAGCCTGATCTTTGGTGAGCTTCACTCCGAAGGTCGTGCGCGCGTACTCCACGAACCCATCAACACCCATGCCGTAGATCAGCCCGAAGTTGCCGGCCTTGCCCAACTGACGCACGGATTCGAATTTCTCCGGGTCCGTAACTTGAAGGGCCAGCATCTCCTCGTACGTATAGCCCAGGACCGTGCCGCTAGTGAGCACGTGCAAGTCCATGTCATTCAAATACGCACTGATCATCTCCTGTTCGTTAGCCAAACAGGCCATAACTTTCAACTCTCCCTGGCTGTAGTCGAACTCCCCGATCACGTACCCTGGTGGGGCGATCATGCACCGACGCAAAGGTTTGGCCCACTTCGTGTGCTTGGGTAAAGTTTGCCAAGCAGGGTCCTTGGCGCTGAGCCTGCCGGTGTTGGTCCCGCCCTCCCCTTCATCCTTGTTCCCGGCAAAAAACCAGTAGCTGGGGTGAAATCGGGTATCGGGCCTAAGGTGCTTCAAAAACCCAGTAACATAGGTGTTCCTGGTCTTGTTCGTACTGCTGTACTCACTCAGAGCCTGAACAAACTCCTGGGCCTCTGGGTGGTCTTTGAACATCAGCAGATGCTCCATGGCCGTACTCGGGCTCTTCGATTTCTCGGTCACCATCAACGGCTTTAGATTCAGACCTCGGGGTGTGAACATGAAATCCGTAATCAGGCTGGCCTTGGTCAGGTTCAGACCTCCCTCTACTTTTGGATCATGGTGTTTAACCGCCAGGATCCCTCCAATCAATTGCTTCACTCGGTTGACCTGTAGATTCAGGTCTACTTTCAGTTCGCTATTCAATTCGGCGTACGCCTGGGAGTCCACCAAGCACCCTGTACGCTCTACATGTTCGAACGCCCTCGCCGCAGGGTGCAGGATGTTCACATAGAACCCAGTTAGCTGCTGGTCTTCCAGCAACTCCAATCTCTGGGCATGCTTTACTTGCAAGGTGGCATCCGGGTCTCCCCCGGAGTACGCCAAGAACTTCTCTGGGCTCTTCAAGTACTCCAGATCCATCCTGGACTTATCGGCGTTCTTGTCGAACTCGTCCGAATACCCGCCCATCCCATCGGTGTAGATCTTCGCATGGACATCCAAACCATTGCTGCGATTTTCATCCAGCAACGACCCTACCAACGTGGTGTCAAACCTGAGATTGGTACACCCTATGCCAGTCTGCTCGTATATCCATTCGGTGTCGTACTTGGCATTGGCCCCAACCAATCGAATCCGTGGCTCATTCAGCAGCCAATGTAAATGTTCCTGGTTCTCCAGCTTGAGCAGGAACCTCAAGCTCTCGGCCTTGTTTGGAAAGTACAGAACCCGGGCAGTACCGGGCTTGCAGGACCACTGTAGGCTGACCAGATACCCCTCTGGGTGGAATCTATCCAGCCCCAGAGTCTCGGTGTCCATCGCCAGATCCACGTGCTCCTGGGTTTGAAGCAGGGTAACGACCTCCTGGACGACCTTGGACAGGTCCTGGACGTACTCGTACTTTCCGGTGATAGGGTGGGTAGTGCCCGTGTGTTCAAGCCTGTACGCAAGCTGTACGTCCGTCAGCAGATCTACGTAGTATCCGTAGTCAACTTCTGCAATCCCTACGTTATAGCTGAACAACGTGGGTATGGTCTTGAACAGGAACGTGGTCTTGCGCAGGCCCGTTACTGTTCGTCCCTTTGGAACAACGCCCATCATCTGGAATTGCTCCAGAATCTGGGGACCAAGACTTAGAATGGCCCTGGTGCTACTGGTTATAAGGTGGAGTTGATCCAGGCCAGTCAGAACCTGCAACTCTGTGGCCGGGTGGTTTTTAGTGATCTGCCCTATTGCGCTAAGGACCTTGGACTTCGAGTCCTTGCTGAGAATAGTCAGAGTCATCTGCTAATCAGGTCGAGCCCATCAAGACCTTGGCATCCACCTGAATCCATATGCCATTCTCCATAGAAAAAGCTTGGGTAGCACTGCCTCTGATCTTCTTCAAGCTGGCAGACGCACTGCCGAGTCCGAACTCGTGCTCGGACCCAACTCGAATTTTGGCGCTATCACCGTCGAACATGATAGCCCAGATTCCGGCTTCTGTGACTACTACGTAGGACCACAGGTGCTTCATGATCCGCACGAACGCGGTCACCAGATTGTCTCCCTGCTCGTCCACGATCAGCGTCACATGGTGAGAGAGATTCCAGGCCCCACCGACATCAGCGTGCTTAGCCTCAAACCCCCGGACCTTCCCATCCACTTCGTACAAGTGCATGTTCATGGTGTCTGCCAACTTAAACATCAGCTCGTTTTTCATCACAGTCCTTTGAAAGTCCAGTTCGAATTGGTACGAACAGCCTGAAGTTCGGCAATCTCAATGCCGTACGCCATGAGCCTGTACCTGAAAGTGGTCTTGTTCCCATCGTCCAGACGCTCTACACAGAACAACTCTCGGTCAATGCCGTTCACCCGCACAATCCCCTTATCCCCGACCTTCATGGATTTAAGGACATCCACGGTCTTCGATGTCTGGCTTCGCTCCTTACCGGACGAAGGCGAGGTATTCAAAGCACTACTGCTGGACAGCATAGGGTTAGACATTGAAAAAGTCCTTGTTCGTACTTATTTTGTCGAACTCCAAATCCATGGAGTACAAGAGGGCGCCGATGGTTCGGATGGCTGGCACCGCACCGAGCGTCACGTGAATGCTCATGTACGTGCCATTGTCTGAAAAAGACGCCGCCTTGAGCTTGTCTTTCAGAACAGGGGTGAAGTCCTGGGATTCGGCCCTGATGCTCACGGTCTTGCCCGCCTCACCCAGCTTCGCCGCCAGATTGACCTTACCCAGAGCAAATGCCCGATAGACAGCCCCGGCGCTGGTGCCCTTGCACTTCTGCCCAATGGCCTTGGCATCTTTCAACAGAATCACCGCCGACACCAGACCATCGGTATCGAGAACTTTAGGGTTGTCCTTGGCCTTTGATGCCGCCAACGTCTCTTTCACGGAAGGGGGGCTGACGTACTTCGTGCTCTTGGGCTTCGCAATTGGCACTTCAACCGTGTCAGGTTCTGAGTGCTTTTTGAGCAAACTAGCAAGAGTCACAGGTTCGGACTGTTTCTCGGCCCCAGCCAGCTTCGCCGCCAGATTAGCCTCACCCAGGGCAAATGCCTGTTTCGGCAGGGAAGCCTGGGCGACCAGGGCCTTCTCGATCACATCGGCCACACTCTGCCGAATTGATTCCAGCAGACCGCCCTCAGGTACAGCGTGCAGGGCGACCTTAGAACTAGAGCAGGGCAACTGGGCGCTTACCACAAGGCCATCGGTCACCTTGATCGAGAACTGAAACAGTCCGATCTGGATCTTGGCGCCATTCTTTTCAAGATAGGCTACCTTGTCCATTACCGAGGTCGTACTAGCCGACATCGGGAACAGCCCGTTAAAAAAGTTTTCAGTCGAGGTTGACATCATCATGACCGCCATTTTCTCACTCCATTGAGATTAACCACCGTACTTAGTATAACCACAGGGGCAGGGTTTGTCAAGGGGTTAGAACAACGAACCCCAGATAGACTTGTCTTTCATACCCAAGGGCGCCCAGGTCCTGGTGTGGCCTTCGAACATCCTGGACTGACCCGCGCCCTTGAACTCCTTACCTCCGATCTTGGCCGGTGCCGTGGGCACCCAACTCTTGCCCCAATCCTTGCCAGACCCATTGAACTTCCCACTATGGCTGTGCTTAGAGGCGTCCGTGCCAGGAACAGCATGCACTTGATAGTGCTTCACCAGAAACTCAACCTGCTCGTCTGACTCCACGGCCTTTTTGCAGTACATATTTCGCACGGTCGTGATCGCATTAAGATCCCCATTGAGGGTCGCAAACAGCGCCGACAGGAACAGGCCCGTTCGCCCATGCCCACCAACACAGCCAACGTGAAGGGTCTTACCCTGCTCAAGTTGAGCCAGGGTCCAATCGATCAACTTCTTGAACTCCTTGGCAGAACTCGGAGCACGCCTGTCGGTGATCGGAAAAAACACATGGAGTGGCGTTCTTTCCCACGGATGATGTGGCCCAATTTTCATCCCGTGCTCAAATCCGATGTACACGTCCGCCTCCGGAATGGGCGTCAAACAAGACCCACCATATACCGTGCCGCCACCGATTTTCAACACCGGATGCGTCTCGTGACAGCGTTTGAATTTCAAAGTCGTCTCAGCAGCTCCCCAGGCCATATCACTTTCGTAGTCCTCCGTCCCCAGGCTTTTCTGACCGCCCCAAGACTGACCAAATTTCTTGCTCACTTTTGACTCCCTTTGATCCGTGTAAAGACCTGAACAACTTCACCGGGATAGACCGCAATCGAACCCGTAACTTTTACCGGCATGCCCTCAACAATGGTGCTCTTGGGTTGCTTAGGCCCATGATCTTTGTCCTGAGCAGCCTGCATTTCCAGATGGTTCTCAGTCCCACCCAAGGCCTTCACCTTGTACCAGTCAACGTGATCCTCGATTTCTGAAAGCCAGGGCTTCGCGGCCTCTACCACAAGCCTCAGACTCTCCAACTGAGACAACGATGTAGACTTTCCATACCATTTTATGTACTGTTTAGACCACAGGAATTCACACATCTGCCCAGAGCGCTGAACGTCAAGCAATTTCTTGAACGAAGCCGTCCCGTTGTGATAGAACATGTTCTTGTTAAATATAGGACCCCCGTTATGGGCCAGGGTGTAGGCAGTATCGATAAACATCTCTGCGCTGGTATGACCCCCGATGTACTTAGCCAGGGCCTTGGCAATCCGACCCCAGGGCTTGCCCCCATAACTACTTGCCCAGCACTTCGGAGTATTAAACCCCGCTTCCATGCACAGGCAATAGTGCTCCAGGTCGTCACCAGGAGCATAGGCCAACCACTTATTGATCAAATCATTGTCTGAGTTGTCCGCGATTTTCGGACAGAATGCAGTAAAATCAGGGCTGTACTGGGGAGGTACCAGTATGCTCTTATTGAGAAGGTGACGAAATTCCCTGGTAATAATCAGGAACGTGTACCAGACCAGAGGCCGATGCTGGGTTTCCAGTTCCTGGATGTACATAGAAACTGGTGTTGCGGCCCAATCTGGCAGGATCTCGTTCTTCGTGAAGCGCTTCTGAATCAACCCCACCAATTGATTCAGCGCGTAGAACTTGAAGGCCTCGATGTCCGGGGACCTATCAACATTCTTCTTGTCCACCGCTTTCAAGACCCCGGCCAACTGCTTGGCCGAGACATTGACCTTAGCCACCTGGGTTAACGGGTGATCCGCCAAGGCCGACAAGGTAACAACATCTGACATTAACTCGCTCCTCCGTGAGACTTAGATTCTATGGGAGAATTTTACTCCCATAATCGGGGTTTGTCAAGCAGAATCGGTCATATTCCGGGGACCAACACGAAAGAATTTCAGCACCCGATAGACTCTGATCTTGCGCAGAACATCCTTCGGGATTTTGAAGTTCTCTACAAAACGCTGTTGCGGGGTGGTTTCAACCGCGTGAGCGTAGTACTGAGACCGCACGTACTTGATAGGGCTGGGAACCCCCCAGGCCTTGGCCAGAATCGCCAGCATGAACCCCGTACGTCCAACACCACCCATGCACCCCACGTACACCGGGCGACCGATCAAAATGAAGGGCAAGATCCGACGCAGGCCCGCAAGAGCCTGCTCGTACGTGGGAACATTGAAATCCGGTGTCGGAATTTCGACATCAAACGGGGCAGTGATTTCCTCGGCCATCTTCAGTCCCACGAAACTTTTAGGTCTTGCCATGTACGGCCCGCCGTAGACCTCAAAATACTGCCCAACACCCATAGGAAGTTTTACGCTTCCCCGACCAACCTGTTTTGAACTTTTCGCCATTTAGCACTCCGTTGCTGATAAAGAGATTGTGACACATCAAAATCGATTTGTCAATAGTACCGGTACCTAATTCCGTGCCAACCACAGATTTTACAGCCCTCGCTCATACACGATAGGTGGTCAACCTCCTTCCTGGAAGGCGCTGTTCCTGACACGTCTATAACAAAGGGCAACCGACTACGCATGTCCATGACCTTATCCGAATCAACCTCGAACACCCACTCATGGAATCTGCGATTGAATCTCCACTCCTCCTCCGTGTGCGGAGCACTGAGCTTGACCATAGTCTCTAGCTCGGGAACACTAATCCCTTCTGCATCCAGAATCTGACGCACACGAGGACTCAGGATCATAGTCTGGTAATCTCCACAGATCTTGGGGCCTGAAAAGCCAGACGACAGGCTGGACTCACATCAACCCTGCGGGGGTTCACACCGTAGCTGACGAACACCCCGGGGATAATCTCGGTACTCTGAGCCTCCGTGATCTGGAAGGTCTGTTCGTCAACAAGGATCTGAGCGGCCAACGGGACACCGTACGATACGCTCATGACTTCCAACAGACTAGCTCCAACCCTAATCTTGGAACCCTTTTGAACTCCCAATGACAGGGCCATATAGCTCTCCTAGTTGTCGTTCACACCGAGCAGGTCATTCGTAGCGATGGTGCATTCCCAAGTACTTCCATCGGGGACACCCCGCCTGTACTCCACGACCAGCACCAGTCCCTTGGATTTAAGCATCATCAAATAACTGCTTACATCACTGACCGTGAAATCATGGCCTCTGAATCTCAGAGTATCCGTTACTTCTCTTGAATTTGCTGGTTCTATGGACCACAGGCAAACCAAAGTATTGAACAAATGGGTATCCCTTCTGGGCAACTTGATAGAAAGGTCGTTCCCATCTACCACAGTTTCCAAGTGCTCGTATTTGGTGAACACGCACTTCAAATACCCGCAAAAACACCGCACCCACAATTCGGCATCTGTCTTCTCGTATCGGGCATTCGTGCTCCCGCACTTCGGACATTCGACTCGCATGGTCCCCCTGAGCAATACCCGGGGATTCTATGAGAGCCTTCTGGGCTTGTACAGACTCAACCATTGATGTGGACCGGCAAGCTGGCTATACCCTGAGCCTTACCCAGTAAAGACAGGGCCTTGCCATCATTTTTCAACCACGCAACAACCTTTTCAACGCTCTTGGAACCTTCCATTTTCGCTGGAAATAGAATCATGGTATTGGTAGCCTCAATGGTTACCAAATCCTCCAAAGAATTGATAACCTTGTACTCAACACTTGAAAGTACCTTGGACTCCCAGCCCGTAACCTTATCCACATAAGGCTTTCCTGACTGAGGATCTACAAACTCCTCCACCAGGAGCCTAACGTCTTCGAGTCGAGCGAGC